TGGGGTGAAGCATCATCAGCAAATGATGTAACACTAGAACCAGGACTATGGTCATTAAGTAATTTTGGAGAAGTATTAATTGCAACAATTGCAAATGGTAAAACATTTACATGGAACGCAGGTGCTACAAATCCTTTAACAGTAAGAGCTTCTACATCTACATCTGGTTTTTCTACATCTAACAACCCTACAGCAACAAGGGTAACTCTTGTATCACCAACAACACGTCACTTAATACATCTTGGAACTGAGACAACTATTGGAACAACATCAACACAAGATGATATGTTTATTAGATTTTCTGAACAAGAAGATATAAACGCATACACTATTACAGCGATTAATACTGCCGGTTCACAAAGACTTCAAGACGGTACTAAAATTATGGGTGCATTAAAAGCAAAAGAATCAATTCTAGTTTGGACCGATAATGCATTATACACCATGAAATTTGTTGGTGGAGATTTTGTATTTGGTTTTGAACAGGTAGGTACTAACTGTGGTTTGATAGGTAAAAATGCAGCTGTTGAAATAGACGGTGTTGCGTATTGGATGTCTCCTAATGGTTTCTTTGCGTTTGATGGTACAGTTAAATCTATACCATGTTCGGTTCAAGATTATGTATATGATCAAGCGGATACTACTAAAGGACAACAGGTATATGCAGGATTAAACAATCAATTTACAGAGGTAACTTGGTACTATCCATCTTCTAATTCAGAATACAACGATCAATATGTTGTATATAATTATGGAGAAAGCAATGCC